GTCTTTTTTTGCTTTGGCAATCCAGCGGCTGTGGCGAACACCAGATCGTCATCGCTCGTATGGCGGCTTTGCATCTTTAGTTCACGCAGTAATTGCATTGTCTCGCTTGGCACGGGGATGGTACGAAAACCACGCTTTGTTTTTGGCTCACCAATAACACTGCTTTCTGTTTTGACAGCCTGTTCAATCCTAATCGCGCTTTCTTTAAAATCTACACAACGCCACGGCAGCGCACGCAGTTCACCCTGACGGATGCCAGATGACAACGCTGTCAGCACCATCGCACGGCTTGTCAATGTCTCACCGGCCAAGCCTTGTGATACAAGTTGCTGAACAGTACCAGGCTGAATCTTTGGCGCACGATCTGCAATGTCTGTCGCCAGCCCAAAAGACACTTTGTCTAACGGATTCAGATCAACCCATCCCTTCGCTTGACAGTAGTTAAAAAATGACTTGAGCGCCTTGATACGCTGTTCCGCAAGCGATTTGCTTTTGCCTTCAGCTTTTATCTCGCGCTTAAAAGTCGCCGCCAATTCATCTTTGTTGGCCTTTGTGACCAGCTTGTCCAAAGCATGCTTGCCAAACATCTTGCCATCGATACGGATGGCCAAGGAGAAATCTATTGAACGCTTTACACCCTTGTAATGTGAAAGGCTGATTTCTTCATCATCAACACGGCGCTTCTGTGATTCTAAAAATGCAGCAGCAGCATCAGCGCATTTTGATATCTGCAACGGCTGGGCGATCATGCCCGTAAGGAACTTGGCCTTCAACATTTCAGCTTCAAACAGCGCCTCATCTTCTGTTTCAAAACGTCCGTGCTTCGTATCCAAGCCAACACGATTAGCATTGATGACCCAGTGGCCACGTTTCTCCCAAAACTTGACAGATAAATCCCTCATAAACTTGCTCCCGTTTGATTTCTAACTACCACCATATTGACACAAAAAGTCAAACAGTGCAAATAAAACTGGGACAAAGCTGGGACAAAGCTGGGACAAAACAAAAAAACAGCCCCCAGCCGGTTGAGGCCGAGGGCTTGTTTTTGAAGCTATGCTTGGGATAGGGGTGGTGGAGCCAGACGGGATCGAACCGACGACCTCCTGCTTGCAAAGCACGATTTTAGCGGTTTTTAAGCAACAAAATTGGCTGTTTTTGGGGCATTTTGGGGTATGCTGGCAGGGGTTGGTAGCCAGAAAACTGGGACAAGTCTGGGACAGATTATGCCCGTGCTTTACGCCTGTTTGCGAACGTCGCCACGTTGGTCGGCTTGCCACCAACGCCCTGCTTTTTTGACCGCTTGCGCTGCACCGCAGACCTGATCTGCGACTTGCTCATGCGCCCTGCTTTTGCGGCTGGCACGCACTTGGGATAACCACGCTTGCCACGCTCTGAAGAGGTGCGGCCACACTTCTTGTAGCCGCCACCTTTCTTTGGTGCGCTGATATCAACCCAATCTTCTTTGAACCATTTAGTCAGGCTCATGTCGGTTTCTTGCCCCTATATTTGCCGCCGCGTTTCTTATACTCGCGAACAAGCCAGGCACTACTGTACGCTGACGGCCAAACATCAAATTTCTTTTTCGCCTCTGCCCTCACCCGTGCATACAGCTTCGGATTTGTAGGTGTTGGTTTAGACGGCGTTTTACCGCGTGCCATCAAACGTAGCTTCGACGCATGCGACGGCGTGGTGCCATCTTCTTCTTTGCAGCCGCTTTTGTGGGTCTGCGCTTTGGCATCATCTTTGGCTTTTTCATATTTCCTGGCATAGTTTCACCTTCCTTTTTTACGCATCGCCGCCCGATGCGCTTCTGTAAATGTCTTGCCGCCCCGCATCAGCTTACGCATCTCTGTCATGTGCTTGGCGGTGTGATTGGCGCTATGGCGCTTCAGCGCGGCCTGCTGCCGTGCCGTCAGTTTCTTCATTTTCATGGATTATCTCCGTGACTTTTTACCGGCGCATTTCCAGCGCTTGCGTGACAGGCGCAATGGGCTGTTTGGATTGCGTGCAGCCTTGGGGTGCTTCTTCATCTGACCGGCTGATCGGGCGCAATAGCTGTCACCCTTCGATGTGCCAGGGCGCACCCGTGGGCCACCACCCTTTGCCTTGCCAGCTTGGCCATAGCTGACCCGTTTGCCAGTGGCAGTGACCTTGACCTTGGCCTTGCCTTTGGCTGGCGCTCTTCTAGCCATCAGCCAGCGCTCTCATGCGCTTTACCAGTCGATCTGCGCGGTTGGTCACTTGCCCATACCACTTTGAATCAACCATCTCATCTGCCGCGCGATTCCAGTCTTTTGCATAGATGCCAGACTTCATGCCAACAAACTTGGACAGACGCGGCCTGCCCATATTGAACATCATGTTTGCCAAGATGCGCTGACAGTCTTCCGGCAGATCGTCAAAGTTTTCATACAAGATGCGGCACTCACTTAGAGTAATCGCAATGTCGTCTTCAAACACCTGATTGACGCGATCCTCGCTGACGGGTGTGCCAACCGGCTGGCCATATTCTGGATCATCTTCTGTGATCAGATGACCGATTCCGTGCGAGGGCAGCGAGAGGTGATCTAAATATATTTCATACTTGCAGCCCTCATCAGCCGCTATCTCTTCACGCAGTGCATCAATGTTCATTTTGCAATGCCCTTGGTCTTTTCAAATGTGCGTAGTCCACCAAGGCCCAGCATGCCCATCAGAACGGTCAGCAGTGATGACATATCAAAGGTGGGCAACTCTGGAATGGTGACGCCAATGTAGGCGCACACAAACATGGTCAGCGGTGCCAGCACGAAATGCCAAGCCAGGGCAACACCGCACGTCCAGCCCACGAAAGGACGCCACCCTGCAACAAAGATGCTGCGGTGCTGTGCTTCAGCCTTGTTGATTTCAAGCTGGCCTTTGGCCAGTTCTTGGGCGTGGTTTTGTGCCATCGTGGCAACTTCATGCGCCAGCTGCGCCTTCTGGTCTTTGTCTTCAATAAACTTGTCCAGCAGGCCAGTCACCGGCCCTATCAATGCCTGTATCACTTCTTATCTCCCATTTGAGTGAAGCCCATGTAGGCACCCACCACACCGCTAAGTGAGAGGTACAGCAACGGGCTAATTTCTTTGAGTAGGGCTATTCGGGCGTCTGGTATGAACGGCATGAACAGCAGGACTGTGTAAACGCCCATGCCTATGAGCGCGTAGCGTGCTAGGCGCAGCTGCGCCAAGTGCTTGCGGCTCTTGTCCTCTGTCTCACGGATTTCACGGGCGCGTTCTATCTCTGCGTCAGTGACCACGCCATCATTGTCCAGGTCATAGCGCTCAAACTCGCTCGACCTCTCCAGCTTTTTCTGGGCCACGCTTTATCTGTTCATAAGCGCATCAGCTAAACGCTGGTTTAAATCTGTACCGGCAAGCACTGGCACAGAGGCTCTGGCAGCAGACGGCCCCGCGCCTACTACGGTACGCAACGCCGGAACTATTGGCCTAGAATATGCCATTGGCCCACCTACGAGATTTGCCCCTAAAAGGCCAGCAGCATAAGGCGCAAGCGACGGGTCATAAATACTTGTGCCAAGGCCGCCGCCAGTCATCAAATTGGCTGATCCAAGGCGACTTGCAGTGCCGCTATCAGGCACACGGCTGCCGATCAAATCTTCCATCTCGCGACCAAAACGCTGCATACGCGCTTGCCCTCGCGCAAATCTGCGTCGTTGACTGCGCGGCCCTGCCCTAGCGGCAGTCATCACATCTGTCGGCGTAAACAGTTCGTTTTTGACAGTGCGTGCTGACGCATTTTCTATCACAACAAAATTGCCATAAGCCTGATCCAGTTTCGCCAACTTTGCTGCGTCTTGTGGGTTATTTGACCTGACTGCATCCATCAACGCGCCGCGTATTGCATCAAGTTCATCAGCCTTGCGGAGTGTTTCTTCTGTCGGATTTACGGTTCGCAACCTGTTTATATCTTCTCGCAAAAACCGTTGTGCTTTTTTGATATTTTGACCATCCAAACCCCCAGCAACAATATTTTTTGTTATGATCTTTTTGGTTCTGCGACTGATATCTTTTGCTATGTCTTCATCAACGTCTTTCAGGATGGCAGCAATATTTGCAGACAAATCAGTGGCGTCTTCAATTTTGAGTTTAGGCAGCAGTCGCCCATATTCGGTTTGCAAAGTTTGATGCGCTTTGTCTATTAACTTAACGCCATCTAAATTACCAAAACGTGCTTTAAGACGCCTGCCTTGTCCGAGAGGCTCCAGCGCTTCAAGGACGGCTGCACGATTAAATCCCACTTGTGACCGTCTCAACGCCGCTTCAATTGCATCACCAATGCCATAGACAGTGCGGCCAGCAGATTCCTCCAATCGGCGCAACGCTGCGCCAGCGACGTTAGATTCGCCAACAGCTTGGCCTGGTGTCAGCGGCACCCCCTGTCGGATGGCCTTTTTCGCTGTGTCTGTGATTGCAGGCAACGCCGTGCGTGCTACGCGGTCTACGATTGGCCCCGCAACGGTGCCGATTGCTCCCGCAGTAGCTGCGTCATCAAGACGTTCTGCTGGTGTGCCTTCTGCCGCCCCTGCGCCGTACAAAGCACTTTGCGCACCTGATGCTGCTGCTGCTTGTGCCGCTTGCTGGGTTCTTCTGCCACCGCCTAAAGCGCGTACACCTTGCGTAATTCTAGCACCAGTTGCTGCTAAGGCGGCCTGACCACCTGGAACCAATGTTGCAACAATGGTTGGGACGATTGCGCCAGCTATTTCTGACGTTAAAGCACTGCCAGGATTTTGTTGCCTGAATTGCTCAAGTGATGCCCTAGCGTCTTTTAAATTTTCTGCATAGGTTTTTTCTGGCGAAACAACCTTGCGAATCGCTGCCTCTATTTCATCGCCAAAACCGAAAGTTGCACCTTGGAAAGCAGACTCTGCAAGGCCGCCAAAGTAATTAACACGGCCCGTTGATCTTTGCTTTTGGTCTTCTTCAACAAAGTTTTTGATAAGGTTTCTTGCTTCTTCACTCATGATCGTAAATCCGTGATGTGTGAGGCCAACTCTTGGGCTAATTCGTCGCTCAATTCATCCTCGCCGCCCAGCAATTTGACAAAGGCGCTAACGTCACCAAGTTGCAATTTAGGGATCATGCGGCGAAACATAAATTCTTTGTCACCCTTTATCTCTCGCTGATATTGAGCAAAACTGCTGTAATTTTTCCCATCAATTGACCCTGGGCCTAAATTTCCGTTCCCTTTGTTTTGCTCTGTTCCATCACCGTAAATGTATCGGTAAGCCTCGTTTTCTAAAAACTGCAACTTTTCGGACGCTGCAAGTTGAGTAAGCAAAATCATGCGATTTGCTTCTGGTGTGTTGCCAAAGTTTGCCGTGGCTTTTTCCGCTACGCCAAGTTCACGATTTGACAATGCGCCCTTTAAGATTTTTGTCATTTCAAGGCTAAGTTTGGAAAATGCAGCACGCAGCGTCTGTTGATCAGAAATTGAATCAATATCGATACCCGCTTCCTCTGGGCTGAAGCCAAACAGACGGCCTGCACCGATTATCGCCTCCTGTGCATCAAGCAAAAACTCAGCGCCGGAACCGGTGAGGTCTTGATCTGCCACCCCTTCAACACGGTTGTAAATCCCTAGTATCTGATTAATAACATCAGCGTTTTCACCGGCTGTTGAAGCATCTGCCGTAATTTTTTCAAGTGCCTTAATTTGTGCGGTCGCCATGCCTTCTGCGAATTTCGTTTCGCCTGCTTGAACAGAAACTTGTGGATTTACTGACACGGACGTGCCACCACCTTGTCGCTCAACATAGCCCTCACTCAAAAGCGTTTGAATACGCGCATCGCCCAGTGCCAAAGTTTCCATTTTTTTCGGGTCTTGCGGATTAACCAGTGTGACAAAATCTTGTTTTGCTGGCGCACGCGGCTGAACTAAGTTTCCTATAGTGCTTGATGTCTGCCCAGTAATAGGATTGGTCTGTGTGGTTCTCACGCCAGTAAAGCCGCCAAGATTAGTCAATTCAGATGAGGTGGTTGGCGCAAACTGTGCTGCAAGCATGGCCGTTTGGGCGGCTGCTGGGTTGGCAGCAACAGCGGCGCGAACATTCGGTGCAACATTTGGCCCCAACATACCCATGATCTGGTCTGTCATTGCGGTTTCACGCTCAACTTGTGCATCACCAGCCTTGCGCTGAAGATACGCGCCAACCAGTGCGCTGGACAGCCTGCCAAGCCCTTGCAGGGGCGTCCTGACCGGCGCGGTGCTTGCACCCTGCCCCATCAGCGCTTGGCCAAGGATGCGGCGTGGATCGGACTGGAAAGCCTGATTAAGCTGCTGAAACTGCATTGATGGCCGTCTGCTGGGTTGCATCAAGCCATGGAATGGGGTGTGTGCCATCGTCTACCTCAACAAGTAAGCTGCGCCAAGATTGCCAGCCAGTCCGAACAATCCGCCAAGATTTGCTGACCTAGATGCCATTGCCTGGTTGTATGCGTTAGCTTGGGCAGCTTGCTGTGCAGCAAACGCGCCCTGCGTATCAATCCCGCCAGGTGCAAAGAAACTGCCCTGCTGTATTTGTGGCCCACCCAGCAGTGCTGCCAGTTCGTTAAAGTTCTGACCACGCAGGGCTGTGCGCTCTGCAATCTGCCGCTGGCGCGCTTGATTGGCGATCTGATTGCTAAGTAGCTGGTCAGCCACTTGTTGCTGTCTGGCTGCATTTTGCAGTTGAACATTCGCCGCATCTTGGCCAAAAGCCTGACCCTGCGCTGCCAGTCCAAATTCACCAGCCGCTGCACGCTCACCAAATTGCTGCGCCCTGATGTTGCGTGCCTGGTTCACCAGCCGGTCAGATTCCTGTCCTGCCGCTAGTGTTGCCTGCTGTGCCAGCCGTCCTAGCTGTTCGCCTTGCTGTGTCTCCAGACGGTTCACTGCGTCGTTGTAGCCCTGTGATGTGATCGGGATACCGCGATCAGCCAGGTTTTGCTCCAGCGCCTCACGCTGCTGCGTAAACTCTGGCTGTAACAGGCCAAGCTGGCGGTTGTAGAGAGTTGTTTCGATTGTACTGCGAAACGCCTCTGGATCGGTTGTCAAAGCAGTCAAGTTGTCTGTGTTTATACTTGTAGGCAGCGCAGCGTTTATAGGATTGCCGTCTGCATCTGTGCCAACACTAGCCGATATGC